GATAGTTATATATTAATCAATACAGGAGAATACAAATGACACAGACAAACACAACAGCAGAGTTCAAGATTATCACAGACAAAAAAGATGAGCCAGATTATAAGGCAGTGTCTAAGTTTGTTGGTGGTATGGTTGAGGTTGTATCAATGCCAAATGGTGATTTACTTTTATTAAATGAAGAGGGCAAACTAATGGGCTTACCATTAAACTTAGAAGCAACTGCAATTTGGAAAGACACTTTTGATAATGATAACTATATTACAGGGCGTAATGACTTCGTTGTTGGGCCTGCCATACTAATTAGAGCCAAGGCTCTAGATACTTGGGCTAACTAAACCGAACACCAACTGTGTGGTCCTGTAGGACCACACTCACACAACCCCAGGTTGTGCGGCATTGTTCACACCCACCACGGATCAAGGCACCCGACCCACCCAATCTATCTAGTACCTAAGCCAGATCCGAATCAACTTCAAACCTATATGATCGATACACCTTTATATAAAAGGGGGTCCCACTACTCTAGGATATATTGCTTGTTTTAGAGAGATAGAGGTGATAAAATACTTCTTCACTATAAAAGTGCGACAAAAAAATTATAAAAAATTTTTATGGATTTAAATAACATAGATATAAGTAAGCTTCCTGCTGATATACGGAGAGAATATTTACAATATAAAGTAATGCATGCTGAGAAGAAAATTCAAGGCAAAGCAAAAAATGACTTCATGTCATTTGTTAAATGTGTTTGGCCTGATTTTATAGAAGGTGCACACCACCGAGTCATCGCTCAAAAGTTTAATGATCTTGCCAATAAAAAAATTAACCGATTAATTGTTAATATGCCGCCTAGACATACAAAGTCTGAATTTGCGTCATTCCTATTACCCGCATGGATGGTGGGCCGTAATCCTAAACTCAAGATCATTCAAGCAACCCACACAGGAGAATTAGCTGTAAGGTTTGGTCGTAAGGCTAAGACATTAATTGATAGTGAAGAATATGCTAAAATATTTGAAACAAGGTTAAGAGAAGACTCGCAAGCTGCCGGTAGGTGGGAAACAGCACAAGGCGGCGAGTATTTTGCGGCTGGTGTCGGTGGAGCTATTACCGGACGGGGTGCTGACTTATTAATTATTGATGATCCACACTCAGAGCAAGATGCAATGAGTCTTAACGCCTTCGACAATGCGTATGAATGGTATACATCTGGTCCACGTCAAAGGCTTCAACCTGGAGGACAGATTGTATTAGTTATGACAAGATGGTCAAAAAAAGATTTAACTGGAATTTTATTAAAAAATCAAAAAGAAGTAAAAGGCGATCAGTGGGAAGTAATAGAATTTCCAGCAATTATTGATGACCAACCTGTTTGGCCTGAATATTGGAAATTGGATGAACTTGAGAAGGTTAAAATAACTTTACCCGTTGCAAAATGGAACGCACAATGGATGCAAAAGCCAACTTCTGAAGAAGGAGCTATAATAAAACGTGAATGGTGGCAAGTTTGGGATAAAGATGAACTTCCTTATGTTGATTATGTAATTCAAAGCTATGATACTGCGTTTTTAAAAAAAGAAACTGCCGATTATAGTGCAATTACTACTTGGGGAGTGTTTTATCCAGATTCAGACTCTAAACCTAATTTAATTTTAATGGATTCTATAAAAGAAAGATATGAATTTCCAGAATTACGAAGAGTTGCGTTGGATCAATACAATTATTGGAAACCTGATATGGTTATTGTTGAGCAAAAAGCATCTGGAACACCTTTAACTCATGAATTGAGACAAATGGACATTCCGGTGATGACTTTTACGCCAAGTCGTGGTAATGATAAGCACGTACGTGTAAATACGTGTGCACCATTATTTGAAGCAGGTTTAATCTGGGCTCCAGATAGAAAGTTTGCTGAAGAAGTAGTAGAAGAGTGTGCAGCATTTCCACACGGGGATCATGATGACTTAGTCGATTCTATGACTATGGCTGTTATGCGGTTCAGGCAGGGAGGTTTCATAACCCACCCTGAAGATTACCTAGACGAGCCTAAACAACCTGTTATTAAAGAGTATTATTAATGAAAAAAATATTTAAAGAATTATTTGAACTATTTGTTAAATCCAATAAGCGAGAGCCTAATGCTATAGAAATGTTACAGCTTAAATTTAAAGCCTCTCAACAAGTAGGCAAAGGTGAAGTTATCCCATTCCCCCCTGAAAGAATTACAGATTGGACTAAAGCACGACCTCAACCTCCTGAAATAGAAATAATAAATGGAGTTCAAACAACAAGAGGTTTGGGAGATTTATTTGAAAGACAAATGAAAAATATAGGAAAAAAAGATCCTGCATTATACGAAGACAGAGGTGGAAATATAATTCCTGCACAATTTAAAGATGTAGCAAAAGAAACAGATGAACAAATTTTAAATAAATTAAATAAAGGAAACAAAGAGTCTGTTGAGAGATTAAAAAATAAACCTCTTGATCCGGATGATGCATTACCTAACTACAAAAAAACACCTGGTAATTATTCAGAAAGAAAAACACCTGGTTCAATAGAAAATTTAAGAGAAGAAATAAAAATTGCTTATAGAAAAGAATTTGACCGATTAAGAGGAGATGAAACTGCTGAGGAATTAACAGATATGTTAAAGAATCTTGATACAGATGGTGTGCCTTTTGCAGAAGGGGGACCTACATCAACAGGTCTAAACTATTTATTAGGAGAAGATGATACTAACTCTAGAGTATCTTACGCAACAGGTGGAAGACGTGGATTCTTAAAAATTCTTGCAGGATTAGGCGCAGCCGGTGCAGCATTTAAAACAGGACTACTTGGACTTGGAAAAGGTGCAACTAAAAAAGTTGTAACTGAAGTTGCAAAAGAAGCTGCAACCGGTGGAGCTCCTCCACACTTTCTTAAACTAATAGCAAAAATTAAAGCATTGGGTGATGATGTAACTGAAACTGCGGCAACAGCAGATAGACAAAAAGTTACAAAATATAAAGATTTTGAATTAACTGAAGATGTAGTAACAGGACGACAAGAGATTCAAAGAACAGGTAGACAAAGTGATGACGCATTTGTCAATGAACAAGCTTCAGAAGATGTTTTTATGAGTTACACTCCTGGTGAAACTATTATAGGTAAAAATAAGAAACCTATTAAGGCAACAGATGAATATACTGAATTTACTTCTTATATTTCTAACAACAGAGGAAATACAGGTGAAATTTTAGAAGAAGTATCTGGAGTTCCAGACGACATATTTAAAGAAGTAGGCGAAGCTATACCTGAAGCTATTAGAAAAGGAAAAGCAGAAGGTGGCAGAATGGGTTATGCTGGTGGTAAAAAAGTAGTCCAAGGTTTAATTTCTTTACTTAATAAAAAGGCTGGTAAAAATGTACTTACAACTGCAGACAAACTTCCAATACCTAAGAAGACAATAGATAGAGATATGTTTAGACAAGCTAATAATAGACTTAATTTAAAAAAACAAATGACTGATGAAGATTATGAAGACTTTTTAGAATATGACCTATCCGGCTCTGATATAGAAGGATATAATTTTGATGGAACTTATGGTGATGCACAAAGAATTTTAAAAGAAAAGAAAGCTTATGAAGCTGATATGTATAATCAATATAAAATGGGTAAACTAGATCCAGAGCCTGGTGACCAGTCTCAAGCTAGAAAAAGATTCTTAGAAAAGAAATTTGAAGATATGGAAGGCAGTGGTGATAAAAGATTAATGACAAGAGATGAAGTAGAAGAATTATCTACATTTGATCTAGGTACTGAAATGGATAATTATAAAAAAACAGATGATGTGGACCTCACTCAAGGTATGATTGATTTAGATGAATTAAATTTTACTAAAAATGCTCAAGCGGCTAAGAAAAAAATAGATGAAATGCAAACTTTAAATATGTCTCCAGAACAAAAATTAAGAGATGAATTTCCTGGAATTGAGGATAGATTGATTAGAAACATTTTAACTGATAAAAACCCTCAAAGAATTGCAGAAGTAAAACAAACTATGAGAGAAGCTTTAAAAATGCAAGAAAAAGGAATGTCTGTGGACGAAATTATAGAATTATTTAAAAAATCACCTAGAACTAAACAAGCAGAAGGTGGTAGAATGGGTTTATGGTTAGGTGGCGGATTAACAGCAGGAAAAGGTTTAACTAGAGAATTGTTAAAGCGTATGACTACAGGTAGTTCACACGGTAGAAGCCCTGCAGATATTTTAAAACGAGTGAATCCTAAACAATTTGAAAAATTTCTAAACGACCCTTCACTACCTTTTAAATTTAGTTCAGATACAGGAATCATGGGTTCTGATATGGTTAAAGATCTAATTAAAAAAACAAAAACAGATAGACAATATGTGCTTGAACAACTTCTTAATACTGCAAGAAATATAAAAAAGGGGGATGACAATTTATTAACTTATAAAAATCAAATAATAAAAGAGATGGTATCTACAGGTATGGATAGAAAAACTGCCAAAGATTTTACAGAAACCCTGTCAGAATCCCTCCTGAAAGAGGTTGGATCAAAAAAAGGCTTCCCTAAAGTAACAGAACAAGGATTAATAGAATTAGAAAACATACAGAAAAATTTATTAACTAAAGACCGACAGCTAAATTCATCAGGTGGACTAGCCAGAATGTTAGGAGAATAGTGACTGAAAAAGAAATAATGAAATTTGTGATCGAAAGATCCAATGATCCGATAATCAAGAACCCTGTTCTAAGAGAAGCAATGAACAAGGACCTTGGACCACGGAACATGGCTCAAGGTGGACGGATCGGGTTTAAAGGTGGCTCTGATGCTAAAACAGGTATGGGTTTTCAAAAAGGAAATACAATGGGTCAAGGTAGAGACCTTAAAGGCAAACCAAGTTTAAATGTTCAAGGTAAAAATCAATATATTCCAAGAACAACAAAAGAAATTCAAGCTATCATAGACGCTAATCCAGAATATATAACTCCTAAAAATTTTTATGAACCAACGGATAAAATGAAACAAAAAGGTAGTAAAAAATTACTAACACTTACTGATACACAAAACCCTGATGTTATATTTCAAAAAAAAGGAAAAGACCCCGCCGATCCTGAAAAACAAACAGCTAGAAACACTAAAAGAAACGAATCAAGAACAAGACAAGAAGGAAGAAAATACAAGGTTACACCCCCTAAAGGATATCAAGTTCACCACATGCTACCTCTTGCAGGAAATGTAGATATTAATACTGGAGATCTTGCGGTCATTAGTAAAAAGATGAATGCTAAAATGTCTAAGTATGACAAAATAATAAACAAACTAACTACTGAAGCATCTCTATTAGATTTTAGTAAAAAAAACTCATTGAAAAGATTAGATGATTTAAATGAACAGTTAAATGGTGTACTTAAAACAATAAAAAAAGATTTACCTAAAGAATATAAAGGATTAATTGGTTTTAATAAACTTACTCCAGTCTTCGACGAGTATGGAACAGTTTTTAGATTAACTCCTGAACCGGTAGGAATAGATTATAAAAAGTCTATTGCAGGATCAAAAGGTGTACCAATTAGAGATGTTAAAACGTCAGATATTCAAGATTTAGTAAACAAAGCTCCAAAATTTGAAATGACAAAATTAGCAGCAATAGGTTGCCCTGGTAAAGCAATGGGTGGTCGTATTGGATTTAGTGAAGGTCAAAATCTAGTAGCGTGTGTTACACGAGGTGTGGAAAAATTAAAAGGAGATCAGAGTAAACTGTCGCCGGGAGATAGGGCAAATTTACGTGCTCTTACAAAATCAGGTAAAGCTTTAAAATTTTTAAAAGGAGTATTAGGCCCTGGTGCAATATTAGGTGAACTTGTACTTGAAGGCGGAATTGCTGCGAATAAAACTTTAAATGAAGGTGTGCCTTTTAAAACGGCTTTTGCTGATTCTATTTTTAATATGGCTTTAGGTCCTAAATTAAAAATAGATAAGGAAGCTGAACTTAAGAAAGAATTTGCAAAAGGTGAAGATTATGCAATGGCAGAACGTGGTAGAAGAATGATGATTCCACAAAGTGCTACAGCTGACAAACAAAGATTGAAAAAAAGATATGAGGAAATGGATGAAGCTGTACCGACTTATTCCTCACAACAAATTGATAAAATGCTAATAGATTCTAATATAACTCGTGAAGAAATGGGAATGGACGACAATCAAATTAATAAATATATAAAAAACCAAAGAGTCGCCGATGCAGGAGGAGTATCTAATTTAGCCCAAGGTGGATTAGCTGATTTAATGAAAAAGTATTATGACTAAAGATAATTCAACACTTGTAAAAAACATGAAACATGTTAAATGGGATAGTATTCCACCTTTAAAAGGACCTGATCCTAAAGGGTTGCTTAAAGACAAAAAACAAGATAAACCAATACAGGAGAAAAAATATGGCAGATATAGATAAATCTCTTCCGAACGTTGGCAGTCCACAAGATCTACCTGAAAATGATATTCAGGAAGAAGTTGTAACTGACGAAGTTGTTGAGACAGGTGGACCCGTAGAAATTACAGAGGAAGAAGATGGTGGAGCAACTGTCGACTTTGATCCGTCTCAGAAAAATATTGATACAGGTGATGATCACTTTGCAAACTTAAACGAATTACTTCCAGAAGATGACACCAACATAATTGGTAATCAATTACAAAGTGATTACATGGAATATAAATTATCACGTGCAGAATGGGAAAGAACTTATATTAATGGGTTAGAGTTATTAGGATTCAAATACGAAAATAGAACTCAACCTTTTGCTGGAGCTTCAGGTGCAACACACCCCGTTCTTGCAGAAGCCGTTACACAATTTCAAGCTTTAGCTTATAAAGAATTATTACCGGCTGATGGCCCGGTTAGAACACAAGTAATGGGAATAAGTTCTCCTCAAAAAGAACAACAAGCTCAACGTGTTAAAAATTTCATGAACTACCAAATTATGGATCAGATGACTGAATATGAACCTGAATTTGATCAGATGTTATTCTATCTTCCATTATCGGGTTCAACATTTAAAAAAGTTTACTATGATGATTTATTAGGTAGAGCAGTATCTAAATTTATTCCTGCAGATGATCTTGTAGTGCCTTATACAGCTACATCATTAAATGATGCTGAAGCAGTTATTCATGTTGTTAAAATATCAGAAAATGATTTACGTAAACAAATGTATGCTGGCTTTTATTCTGATATTGAACTTACTAAACCTACAGATACTATTACAAATGAACTGAAGGAAAAAGAGAGAGCAATTGAAGGAATTCAAAAGTCACAAAGAACAGACCCTTTATACACAATTCTAGAATGCCACGTTAATTTAGATTTAGAAGGTTTTGAAGATGTTGGTGAAGACGGAGAACCAACTGGAATAAAATTACCTTACCTCGTTACAATTGAAGAAGGTAGTAGGAAGGTTTTGT